AGTGGCAGCGGCGTTGATTGTAGCAATCCTTTGAATGATAGTAGCTGTAGTGGTTATGCTGATGCTTTATTAACCCAGCAATGTAATATAAGCTCTCTTTATAGTGAATCATGTCCTAACTATTGGGACGCATACGATGACCAGCAGTGTGATTTAGATCCTCAGTATGGCCCATTCTGTCCTGGTTATAGACAACAAGAGGACATAGGCTACTTTCAAGAAGATCAATTTGATTATGGGTATGAAGAAGAAGAGCAGTTTGGCTACGAAGAAGAACCAATGTTTGAAGAGTTTGTTTTCGAGTTTGACGAACAACACTTTGAAGAACAAGAGTTTATGTTTGAAGAAGAAATAATCTTTGAAGAAATTTTTTATCAAGATGATTTTATAGACCCATTTCCTTTAATACCAGATTTTGAAATGCCGCGTGAAGAAATGTTTATTCCTGTAGAAGATTTAATTATTGAGGAGTTTATCTTTCAAGAAACATTTCTTGTAGAAGATTTTAGAGAACCAAATACTTTTATTGAATTAGAAACTATTGAAGAACTGGAGGAATGGTTTGAGGAAGAAACGAGAATGGAAGAAGAATTTACGCATGCAGAGGAGCCGGAGGAAGAACACGTTGAAGAAATTTTTGAAGAAGAAGCTGTAGAAGAAGTTTTTGAGGCCATAGAAGAAAGAATGGCTGAAGCTGAAGTTGAAGAAGAAAGGGTTGAAAGAGAGGAAATAGCAGAAGAAGAGGTTTTTGAAGAAGAGTTTCAATTGGTTGAGCGAGAAAATATAAAAGGCGAAAGCTCAATTAGTAGAGAGGTTGCTCTTCGAGTTGTTGCATCTACCATAACAACTGCAAAACAAAGCGTTAGTGGCACTAACTCTGGTAATTCCATACATGCTACTGGGAATACTGTGGCTGCTGGAAACGCTGTAAGTAACTCATCTAACGCTGGTATTAGTACCAGTAGCTCACCCAGCATGTCAGACCAGTTTGCATCTTCTGCTGCTCAAACCAATCAAGTTCTTGATATGAGTAGCATGTCTGTATCTAGCTCTTCTTTTAATTCAACATCTGTAGAAACAGAAACAGCTTCAACAGAAACAGTTGTTCTACGTGGAACAGTAGAAACAACGCAAGATCAAATGGATACGTCTATTGCATCTGTTGGCTCTGATGCAGAAAGCGAAACAACTGTAGAAAACATCATTGCTCAAAACCTACAAACAGCTCAAGAACAAGTTGCAGCCCAACAAGAAGAGACTGGTGAGTATGGCTCAGAGAACGCTATTATCGCTGTTATGGGGTTTTTACCAGGTTTTAATGCTTATAGAACAGTAGACATACCTCAAAAAGAATTGTGGTATCAGCCTAAAAGCATTTATACTAATAACACAATATCAGATAATACTGCTGCTTTTTATGAATTAGCAGGACAAAGTATAAACACTTTAACTGAATTGCAAAAATTACAACCAAGATTATAGGAGACCCAAATGAATTGGTTTGAAAACAAAACAACGCAATTAATAGCTCTTGTTGGTATTGTTACAACACTTGCTGGCTTCGGCTATCAAGGCGCTCAGTATGTTAATAGATTAGATAACTTAGAAGCTCAAATAGGTGGTATAGGTGATACCGAACAAAAACAACAAGTTATTGAAGAAAGATTTGCAGGCATAGAAAAGTCTGTTCAGTATTTAGAAAAACAAATAGATGGTATTGCTGTTCCGGATGTTACTGAAATAAAAACAGACATAGCCACCATTAAAGCTGACATGCAATCTCTTAATAAAGAAGTAGATAAGCTAGAATTAAAAATTAATGATAAAAATCCATTGGCAGGTTAAAAATGATTATTAGAAGTCACTATGAAAGAGATTATGATCGAGAGTATGCTACTTTTCATAGTAAGCCAGAGGAGAAAAAAAAGAGAGCCTCTAGGAATGCTGCTAGAAACGCTATGAAAAAGAATGGCAAAGCTAAGAAAGGTGATGGCAAAGATGTTTCTCATAAAGACAATAACCCTAAGAATAATAAACCATCTAATTTAAAAATGGAAAGCAAAAAAACAAATCGTTCAAGAAAAACATAGGAGCAATAAAATGAAATTTAGTTTAATAAAAAATATGGTTGGAGCTTTGGCTCCGACTCTTGGTTCAGCGCTAGGTGGTCCGTTAGGTGGTCAAGCAGCATCTGTTATTGCTGGTGTGCTTGGCTGTCAATCAGATCCAAAGTCTATTAACAAAGCTATTCAAGCAGCGACTCCAGAACAAATGCTTGAGCTTAAAAAAGCAGAACAAGACTTTGAGTTGCACATGAAAGAACTAGAAGTAGATGTGTTTAAACTAGAAGTTCAAGATAAAGCAGATGCTAGGGGTAAATTTAGCAAAGACTGGACAGCTAGAATTATGGGTACAGTTGTTGTAGGTGGGTTTATGGGTTATATATTTTTAGTAACCTTACAGCCACCAGAGCAAAACTCTGAAGCTTTGATTAATTTAGTATTGGGATACTTAGGAGGTCTAGCAAGTGCTGTCATATCCTTTTATTTTGGTGCTTCAAATACCTCAGACAAGAAAGATGGCGAGTAGAACCACAGTTCAATCAGTTGCATCAGACTTAAAATCTCATGAGGCAAAATGTGAGGAAAGATGGAAGACTATATTTCGAGAAACAGCAGAGATAAAACAAGAAATGAACGATTTAAACAAAACCCTAAGAATAGCAATGTTTGGAACATTCGGTTTTATAGGAACTTTATTAATCGCTTTTGTAACAATTTTTTTTGGAAACTAATGCATACTTCAGATAAAGGCTTTGAGCTTATAAAAAAATTTGAAGGCTGTGAGCTTGAAGCTTACCAATGTGCAGCAGGTGTATGGACAATAGGTTATGGCCACACCAAAGATGTACAAGAAGGTGATAAATGGGCTGAAGAAAAAGCAGAGTTTATGTTATGGCGTGAGCTCGAAGATGAATATGAACACTATGTTAACTCTTTGGTAACTGTGCCAATAAACCAATGTCAGTTTGATGCTCTTACATCTTGGACATACAACTTAGGCCCAAACAACCTTAAAAAAAGTTCGATGCTTAGAGTTTTAAACGAGGGTAAATACGATGAAGTGCCTGCTCAAATGAAAAGATGGAACAAAGCAAAAGGAAAAGTTTTGGCTGGTCTTACAAGAAGAAGAGAAGCAGAAGCTTTAATGTTTGAAGGAAAGCCTTGGGAGCACATATAAAATGGCTCTAACTAAATTAGTATTTCAACCCGGCATTAACAAAGAAATGACTGACTTGATGGACAAGGGTGGCTGGGCTGATGGTAATTTAGTTAGGTTTAGAAAAGGCTTACCAGAAAAAATTGGTGGCTGGGTTAAAACGACTACTCAGTCTTATGAAGGCACAGGCAGGGCGTTAACAGCATGGGTAGCCTTAGACGCTACCAAATACTTAGGGCTAGGAACAACTTTTAAATACTATGTCAAAGGTGGTGATCTTTTTTATGATGTAACCCCTGTAAGAAAAACAAGCACCAATTCAATAACTTTTGCAGCAAGCAACGGATCTTCAACTATTACAGTAACTGACTCCAGTCATGGCGCAGTAGCTAATGATTTTGTTACCATTAGTGGGGCTGTTAGTTTGGGCGGAACTGTTACAGCATCTGTTTTAAATCAAGAATATCAAATTAACAGAGTAACAGGCACAAACACCTACGAGATACTAGCCAAAGACACAGATGGTAGCGCAGTTACAGCAAACAGTTCTGACAGTGGCAATGGTGGATCAGGTGTAGATGGTGTTTATCAAATTAATGTGGGCCTAGATGTATATGTTGAATCAACTGGTTGGGGAGCTGGCGCTTGGAGTGAGGGAACTTTTGGATCTGCAACAGCTTTAACTGAAACAGATCAATTAAGATTATGGTCGCATGATGCGTTTGGTGAAGATTTAATTATTAACCCACGAAACGGTGGTATATATTACTGGGATGAAAGTGGTGGCTTAACAACGCCAGCTGTTAATATAACAACTCTAGCAGGAACAAATTTAGCTCCAACCAAAGGCATTCAAACCATTGTTAGTGACATTGATCGTCACGTTATTGTTTTAGGCGCAGATCCTATTGTGGGCAGCGCTAGAACAGGCTCAATTGATCCATTGCTTATTGCATTTTCTGATCAAGAAAGTGTTACAGAGTGGGAGCCAACATCTACTAACACAGCAGGGTCGCTAAGACTTTCTTCTGGTTCTCAAATTGTTGGTGGCCTAAGATCAAGACAAGAAACCCTTATATGGACTGACACTTCTTTATACAGCTTGCAGTTTGTAGGTGCTCCATTTACTTTTGGAGTCAATCTTATTAATGAAAATGTAGGATTAATATCTCCTAACGCAGCAATTAACGCACCTGATTCTATTTATTGGATGGCAAGAGATGGTTTCTACACCTACAGTGGTTCTGTCAAACGTTTAGTGTGTTCTGTGTTAAATTATGTGCTTGATGATTTTAATGAAAGTCAATCTTTTAAAGTTGTAGCTTTTACTAACAGAGAGTTTAATGAGGTTGGATGGTTCTATCCGTCTGCTTCCTCTACAGAAAACAATAGATATGTTACTTACAATTATTTAGAAGGAGCTTGGAGTATTGGAGAGCTTTCAAGAACAGCTTGGTTAGATGATGGCATTTTTTCAAAACCTAGGGCCACAGGCAAAGATAGCTCTGTTAACTATGTTTACACACACGAAAGTAGTGATGATGCAGATGGTTCTGCAATGGACAATGTCTTCATTGAATCTGGTGATATCGATATTGAGCAAGGCGACCAATATGGTTTTGTAAGACGCATTATTCCAGATGTAAATTTCTTTGGTACAAACTCAAGCAGTGGCCAAATTAATTTAGTTTTAAAAACAAGAAACTTTCCAGGCGATAGTTTAACAACGCGTGCAACCACAGATGTAACAAGTAGCACCCAGCAAAATCATGTAAGGGCTAGATCAAGACAAATGGTGTTTAGAGCGCAATCAGACGATGATGCAGATACAGGCGTAAGAACTGGATTTAGATGGAGGCTAGGGGCAAATAGAGTTGACATTAGACCTGACGGTGAAAGGTAATGGCAAAGCTTTTAGAAAGTAGGTTACCATTAGCATTAACTGATGTTGATGCAGATATATTCAATCGACTAGTTAGAATACTAGAGATTAACTTAGGAAAGTTCGATCCAAACGCAACTCCACAGTTTAATGATTCTCAGATTACTACTTTAGCTTTTAATCAAGGTGATGTAATATGGAATACATCTATTGGTGTTTTACAGGTTTACACTGGCAACCGATGGATACAGCTACATACTCCTGTGAATCCACAAGGATATGAACTGCAATCATATGTGGGCTCTGTTACAATTAAAATAGCAGGCGATACAACAATTAACCTTGGCTCTGATGAAGAATATTGGGGCGTAGAAAAATGGTACACATAAATTAAGTAAAAATGATTAATCTTCCAGACAATTTACCAACAGACAGGCGAGGCATAGAAGAGGTCCTTGCAGATATTATTTCAGGTAAAACGACTCCTACAACACCAACATATGATGTAACAGATCCAAACTTTAAATTTGAACCAGATTTGTCTGTTGATTATGGCAAAGCAATGGAAGATTATAATTTTGATAGATCTGCTTACGAAAATTATATGGAAGCAACTAGAACAGCAGAAGATGAAGCTCGTGATGATTTAGCAGATGGTGTAGAAAATGTTTTTAAAGAAGAAGAAGAAGAAGAAGAAGAATTAACCTTTAAAGAAAAAATGGCAAAAATGGGAAAAGCTCTTGATGTCCTTGGCGCTTCTAAAGATGGAACGCCAACTGCAAGTATAGAGGGTAAAATTTTTTCAAAAGTAGGTGCTTCTAAAGTTCCACAAACAAGAAGATTTGAAGATGGTGGCATAGCATCATTAATGCCTATGTACATGGACGATGGTGGTTATGCTAGTGGTTTTGGTTTTGGAAACTTTGGAACAGATTTTACAAATCCTTTTTTAGATGATTTAGATTTAACTGATGAAGAGTTAAATGATTACATTGAAGCAATTAAAGATTCATATGGAGCTCAAAATGCTGCAAATAGTATAACTCGTGCTGATGCTTATGCTAGAGGCTATGGAGCGCCACAAGCTGACAGAATAACTCAAGGTACAGCTCCCTCTAAATTAAATTATGAAGATACTCCTTCTAACATACTGCCTGGTGCAGACATAAGAATTTATGCAAGAGATGAAAATCCTGCAGCTTACAAATTCTACCCAAGTGAAGTATCAAAACTTTATTCACAAATGAAAGGCGTGCCTTTCTCCCCATTGGTTGCTCCTCCAAAAGAGGCAACTTATGTAGATAGTTTGCAGCCTAGAAGAATTCAAAGTCAACTTTATGCTAAAGATGGAACTTATGTTCAAGGCTATGCAGATGGTACTGGTTCAATGGGGGCTATTCGTAAAATGGCTTCAGGGGCAAAGCGTGGAATTTCTAGTTTAGCAGAAGGCATAACCAGCATACCAAGTGAAGTTTATAATTATCTAAATCCTGCTAATGAAAATGTTGAGGATGTTAAAGTTATTGGCATTCCTAAATATCCATACGGACATCCAAGTGAAGCAGTTGAAAACTTGCACGATAGAAGAAGAGACATAAATGATATTATTGAAGAGGGTTATTACATAGATAGAGAACAAAGAGATGTTATATATTTGGATGATAATCCAAAAGCTTTTAAGGCATTGCTCAATGAACTTAAGATGATTGATAAAGAATTGCAAATGACACGAGGCATGGGTGGAAATACAAGAAGAATGAATGAAGCAAACCAAAGCATGGCATATGCAATTAAAAATTTGCGTGGATATGCAGACGGCACAGGCTCAATGGGCGTTGAAGAATTTCCTAAAAGACAAGAATTAATTACAGGCCCTGGAGGCGAGCGAGGTGATGAAATACCAGCCATGTTAAGTGATGGTGAGTTTGTGACTAACGCAGCAGCTGTTAGAGGCATGGGTATTATGGCTGGCGCTAACCCAGAAGACGAATACGAACAAAGATTATTAGGTGCACGTCAGATGTACGATTATCAAAGACAAGCCGAAGAAATGGCTAAGAGGTATGCATAATGAGTATATTGGACAGTAAAACAAAATTAGCACCACCAGCCGATGTAATAACAACGCCACAAACAGGTTATTCTTTTATTTCTCCATACATGGAGGATTACTCTAGAAGATTACTAGCGTCTTATTTTGGCTCACCAGGTGAATACGAGGGTCTTATATCAAGACCAAGAGATATTCCTATTGAACAAACTGCTGGACTTACGCCTTTACAAATACAGGCTCGTCAACAAGCAGGACGACTAGGAGACTTTCAAGGTAGTATAGATCAAGCAGGTGGACTCTTTGGTCAACAAAGAGGATCTGTAGAAGAAGCTCAACAAAGAATTAGAGATGCAGATAGGTTTATGCCTCAAGCTGAAAGTTTTATTGGCCAAGGCGCTAGCACAATTGAAGGTGGCTTGGGCGCTTTACAAAGAGCAGAACAAAGTGCCATGGGTGCAACAGGAATGTATGACCCATCGATGGCTCAAAATTTTTACAATCCTTATGAAGACCAAGTTGTTCAGCAAACATTAGAAGACATAAATCGACAATCAGCGCAAGCAGACATAGGTCTTAGAGACAGAGCTATTTCCCAAGGCGCATTTGGTGGTGCTCGTGGTCGCATATCCCAAGAGGAACTTGCCCGACAAACAGGACGTGGAGCGTCTGAGGCTGTAGCTGGCATTAGAAGTGCTGGCTTTGGTCAAGCGCAAAACCAAGCGCAACAAGCATTTGAAGCACAAAGAAGCGCTCAACAAGGACTTGCAGGATTGCAATCTGGGTTAGGAGCTCAACAAGCTCAAATTGGCTCTCAGCAAGCAGGACTTGGATCACAACTGGCTGGATTGGGCCAACAACAAGTTGGAACAGCAACAGCATTTGGTGGGCTTGGTCAACAGTTTGGACAGGTCGGTCAAGGCATTGCAGGACTAGGATTGCAAGGACAAAATCAATTGGGCAATCAAATCAATATGTTGAATCAACTTGGTCAGCAAGGTCAAGCTACTCAGCAAGCAGCTTTATCAAGACAGTTTGCTGGCGCTAATCAACTTGCCAACGAGCCAATGGGTAGGTTGTTGCAAGGTCAACAGTTACTTGCTGGTATGCCAATGGGTGGACTATCTGGTGGAACTGGCACAAGTGGATACCAACGTGGATCTTATCAAGACCCAAGCACTTTCTCTAAAGCAGCTGGTGCAATAGGAACGATTGGAACACTTGCTAGTATGTTTCCATCAGACTTAGAGTTAAAAGACAACATTAAGAAAGTTGGTGACTTAGAGCCTGGAGTTGGTTGGTACACATGGGATTGGAACGACAAAGGTAAAGCCATTGGTGCTGATTCAACACCAGCAGAGGGTGTATTAGCGCAAGA